TACCCATTAACCCGACCATTTCATTGTATGCCCACATTCTGGCACGAAACTCCTGCTTACGATTCTGAACATTTGTTTGATCTAAGATATCTCCAACAGAAGTGCAGTGGTGTCCCAGTTCTTCAGCTAGTACACAGGTCTTTTGTACGGTTGTTTCAATATCCTGCCGGATAGCAACTTTATTTCCTTTGATGCGTCCGTTATTGTATTTTAAAGGTTTCTCTTTTACGATTAGCCCAAGATCAGAGGCTTCCGCTAAAAGAATTTCATATGAATCCATTGGTTACCTCCTGTTCTGTCTAAAAGTTTTCGTCATCCATAATATCGTTATCAGAAGTGTCAGTGCCTTCTGGAATATCGATATCAGTACGTTCATGAGCTGCGTTAAGCATAAATTGTTTTTCTTGCATTTGATGAGAATATTTAAGTTTACCGAAATTCTTAAGCTCAGTTCCTGTTGAATAATTCCCACTTTGGATAAGATCCATGATGTAATCAAATACTTTTTGCAAGCCATTTAAATTTAACAATTCTAATTTTTTGATGATTTCAATAGTTGCAATGTATTCATTGGTTCCTTTTATTGTAGTTAGCATATTTGCAATATATAAAATTTCTGAATCACTGAAATTATTTCTGGAATCAAAATTTGCTTCTGGCACATCAAATCCCATAAGCCAAGCTTCATTTACCTGTAAGGCTTTCCCTAATACAAATAATTTATCTTGGTTTGGTTCAGTTTTACCAGAACAATATTGACTTATATCTGATTTATTCATTTTAACATTGTATTTTTGACAATAAGGCTCGGTCAATTTTAGTATATCTACTTGTCTCAAATTGCGCTCTACCATTATTTGTTTTAAGCGACTGGATGTGTTTTCTCTTTTCATTTAGAATACCCACCTTTCTAAAAAGTAATATAACATACATTATACAAAAGTTCAATAACAAAAACTTAAAAGTTCGACAAACTGAACTTTTGTATTGACAAAGGCGGCGAAAGCTGATATGCTGATAATGGTTCAAAAAATTGAACTTTTCTAATGGAAGGAGGATAGACATGCCGTTTGATTATAGTAGACTACGTGGTCGAATAATTGAGAAATTTAAAACACAATGCGAGTTTGCAAAAGCTATGAATTGGTCTGAACGAACTTTGTGTTTAAAAATGAGTGGTGTTCGAGCATGGAAACAAACTGATATATGTAAAGCAGTTCAATTATTAGAATTAGATACGGAAGATATACCAGTTTATTTTTTTTAATATAAAGTTCAAAATATTGAACAACCATATGGAGGAACAGAGAAATGAATGATTTATTAAAAGTCAACTATGACACAGAACAGCCGACGGTATCGGCAAGAGATTTACACGAAAAACTGAATATTCGAACTGCATTTAAGGATTGGTTCCCAAGAATGTGTGAATACGGATTTGAGGAAGGAAAAGACTTTTGCTCAAAAATGAGCGAAACCTCTTCAAAGGGTGGAAGACCATCAAAAGATGCAGATATTTCCATTGACATGGCAAAGCAGATCTGTATGATTCAGCGCTCAACAGAAGGGAAAATGATTCGTCAGTATTTTATTGATTTGGAAAAAGCGTGGAACACACCAGAGCAGATTATGGCTAGAGCATTAAAGATGGCAAACCAGTCCATTGATTCGTTAAAGGAAAGATGTGCTTTTTTGGGTGGACAAGTAGTGGAGCAGCAGAAAGTAATTAGTGAGTTACAACCGAAAGCAAACTATGTTGATACCATTTTACAGTCAAAATCGTTGGTACTGACAACTCAGATTGCAAAAGACTATGGAATGAGTGCCAGAAAGTTCAATCGTATTTTAAACGAATTGAAAATCCAGTACAAAGTTGGTGATCAGTGGGTGCTGTATTCCAAGTACCAAAGCAATGGGTATGTTCATAGCCGGACAATCAATATTATCAGATCGAACGGAATGCCGGATACAAAGATGCAGACTGAATGGACGCAGAAGGGAAGGTTGTTCTTGTACGATGAACTTAAAAAAGTTGGATATGTGCCATTGATTGAAAAGGCAGCATGATGAGCTGATCAGTGATCCAACAGAGAGGAATGTGTTGTAGAAGGGGGTGAGTAGAGGTGAAAAAATATATCGAAGCATTGTCTGGAATTACTTATCATGAATGGATTCGATTGAGAAATTCGGTTGATAGAAGTTTTGAATTTTCCAGAAAAGAGCTGGAAAAAAGTATCCAGCTCGATCTGGATATGACGGAAAAGATTATCCATTCACAATTTGGAGGTAAATCGGATTGATTCTCCAATCGTTACCTTTGTAGAAGATATGTACATAGTTAAGACCATAAAAACTATTAAGAATATCTTCTGGACATTTATCTGGAGCATATACAGGGGCGCCTTCATTCCACCAAAGATAAGGTGATTGACCAGATTCACCAATTTTACAGTCGGGATCGTCGTTTAAACGCACCCAGTTTCCAGCAAGACATGCATAGATTTCTAACATATTGAAGTTTCCTTTCTGCAGACTCAGGTGCTGTAACACCTTGTGAAAGCAGTATAAGAAAAATTGAGAGGTAATGCAATGCCGGGATATAATTTCAATCATTTTACCGGGAAAACAAAAAGTGGGAATACACGGAAGAATTGCAAGAAAAAGGAGCGAAAGACTAAAGCACATACTAATAAGTATGAGAAGTATAGCAACAGAAGAAGATCCAGCAGAGCAAGAAGGGAGTGAGTAGGGATGCAGATAAATTATGGTTCTTTCATAAGAGAACGGGCAATAAAAAATCTGCTATCAACGCAGGAGAAGATAGCAGAAACAGGAAATGCGAAAGCAATCATTATGTTGACCAAATTTATTTTAAATGTTTCTCACCAGTTCGATCAAGAATTGTTGGAGCTGGGGTTTGTAGTAGACAAGGAAAACCCCGAACACCCACCAGATAAAAGTGAGTAAAACATTGCATATTTTATAGCCGGAAGTTTTCGAGGAAATTCCAAGATATGAAAGCAATGTTTTAGGAAGAAAAAGAATCAAATCAATCCAGTACAGAGGATTAATGCTATCAAACATATTTTTTCGGAATACACCTTCTGCTTCTTCAAACATGTTTAACGCTGTGGAAGAAAAAGCAGGGCGTAAGCTTGGAAACATTGAAAATGCGCTTACAGTTGCGTTTGCTATCTGACGATTGCCAATACATTCAGATACAGGGATTTTTATATCTTTGATGTGAGCTTTTTCAAACAAAGATAGAACTTCTTGCCGATATAGATTCATATTATCGCGCTTTTGCTTCATAAATTCACAAAAATATTGATGTAATTTTTTGATTCGAAAGTAGTGAAGCAAATTTGAAAGAAACTTATATCCGACAATAAATAAAAAGATGATTAAAAAGCGCATATATTCACACTCCTTTTGGTTAATGCAAGGTGACAAAAGAGATTATATGAGATTTTTAACTGAAATGCAACTAGAGCAATCAATGGATTATTTATTCGCAACAGAAGAAGATCCAGTAGATGGAAAGGTATAGAGAGGAGGGGAGAACGATGGAAGAAATGAAAAAGGAAATGGAAGGTCTCAAACGTAAGACTTCCCATTTAAAAGAATTGATTGTGATAATGCTGATCAATATGATCTTTTTCTGCCTTGCCATTACAAAGCAAAATTGTACGATGCTGAATTACTACAGGCAAGCTGAGGAAATGAATCAAGAACTGGATCAGACTATTGCTGAGACGAATCTTCTTTTGGAAGACTTTTTTTCAAAGATTCAATAGTTTCGGCTTGAGATGAGTGTGATGTGTCTATTGAGGATAAAACATCAGAGCATATTTTTAAAAGACGATTTTGCTCTCTAAGCAGGTCATTTTGTTCCTGTTCAATTTCAATTCGTTTTTCTTCTGTTTTCGCTTCAGCAGCAGATTGTTGTAAATCAACAAATATACCCGAAAATTGAAGCAAAATTGGAAGAATAAAGGTTCCGAAAATCGTGACAAAAAGTTTGGTTGATATTTTAACACGGTTTTCACTAGCGGGTTTTACTAGACTTTCTGGGATTTGAAATTCTTTTATACTAGATTCATTTACTTCGACATAGTCGTCATCAAAATTAGATAACGATGCCGAATCTGATTTTGATGAAGTATTTGCCATTTCTTTGAGATAATTTGTTACGGCAGCAACTACCTGTGATGAAATTTCATGGTTCATGGAGAGTGCTAAATTTCCTATAGCCGCAGAAATACTACTGGATATAGATGATACTGCTACAGTACATAGGTGGTCAGCGTAAGTACTGAGAAAATTGGACATAACTTGAATCATGTGTGATCTTACTTCCTCTGCTGTTTTGGCAGTAAGATTAGCAATAATTTCCTGATTTGTACTTGGATTAGAAATTTTATCAATACCGTTGCAAGTTGTATTTAACTTTGAAAGTGCTAGATAGGTATTACTCAAAGAGTCGTTTTTCATAAAGTTCTCCTTCCTTGGTTGATTGATTTTGGCGTGAGCTTATATATCAATTATAGGAGAAAGAAACGAAAAAAGCAAATCAAAGAGCAACCAAACAACCCGAAAGCATATTTTGAGAGGAGGTGTAGAAATGGATGAACGAAAACAGCGGATGGAGGCAGAACTGGCGAAACTTGGCATTTATACGGTAGATGATCTGAACGAAGCAATTAAAAAAGAGAAACCGTTAGATCTGTCGTTGATGCTTGGAAAACTGGATACTGTTCAGAACGCAGGATAAATGACCGTGCTGGTTCACTGTCCTGTAGTGGGGCATCAACCTAACTCACGATCTCATACAACACAAATTTGACATTACAGACGGAATGATTCTCTTTTTTTATAAAAGCGATGCCCCACTATAGGGCAGTGAAAGAAAGATACGGACATTTATGAGATGTAAAAAAAAGAAACAGACAAAATGAGGAAAGAGGTGAAATACAAGTGAAATCAATAATTGCAAAAGTGATGATTGCCTGTGGCAGTCTGATCGCAGTCTTTGGGGGAATGGGATTAAATTCAGAAGGCGATGCAGGATTTATACTGGCATTCAAAATCACGGCTGTTGGTCTGACAATCGCCGGTGCAGGAATAATTTTGAACAAATTAAAAGAGCGTGAAACCTTCGACAATCACACGCTCTCACACTAATGACATAGGTAATAAAACCTATGTCTGGAGTATATCAGACGAGGAGTGAAAAGTAAATGGAAAAAGCAAAATTAAAGTACATCGAAGAACAGTGTAACCAGATGCTTACCGGGTTATACAGACTGAGACACATTGATGAAGATGAAGGTCGCTTACAACTTTGCACTGTCGTCATGGTAAGAAGCGGAATTGAAATTATCGCAGCAGCGTTAAAGCGACCAGTAAAAATTACGTGTGATAAAAACGTGTATTTAAAAGAAGTGACCTGCGCTGGAATACGTTTCAGCCAGATGGGATTTTATCCACGAATCAAATAAAATAATTAAATATTTTCCACCGTCCTGTAGTCGGACGCTTACAGCAACTCATTGACTACTACGACACATAAACAGATACGTTTGTCAGAATATTTCTCCATTAAATAAATTTTACATACACAACAAGCGTCCGACTGCAGGGCGGTGGAATCCTTTAGTCCGGCCAGGAAAATCCTGTCCGGACATTAAAAAACCTTTTTTCGGGACAAACCGGGTAAAACCGGCGTTCATACCAGTATAAGTATATTAACGTTAGAGGAATTGACATGTATAACCGGGACAGATGGATATTTTTAAATTCGATAGAAACTGAATATAAATTTGCCGGGAAGTATGGGGCAAAGGGTGAGAAGAGAGCAAAGAGGAAAAAGGCAACTCCGGAGCAGATGGCGAAACAGAATCAAATTAATAAAGAGAACCGGATCCGCCGGCTGATCAAAGCCAATTTCTATCCATCAGACCTGTGGGTGACATTGAAGTATCCAAAGGGAACCAGAAAATCATACGAAGAGGTCATGAAGGACATGGCACTATTTCTGCAGCGGCTTCGATATCGATACAAAAGGAATGACGAGATGTTGAAGTATATCTACCGGATAGAAATTGGAAAACGAGGAGGTATTCATGTACATATTCTGGTGAACCGAACAAAGTGTTCGAAAGGAACGGATATGCTGATCACAGATTGTTGGACGTTTGGATTCACACATTTCACTCCGATCAGGGAAGCTGGCGGATATAAAGATCTGGCCGAGTACATTGCAAAACCTGTTCCGGAAGAACAGCAGGATCACAAAGATGCGGAAAAGACAAAACCTTATCATACGTCCAGAAATCTGATAAGACCGAAACCGGAGAGAAAGACATACTTCCGGTGGACGATGAGAAAGATTCTGGAAGATGGACCAAAACCAACACCAGGGTTTTACATCGTAAAAGATTCTATCATTTCCGGAACAAATAAATACACTGGGATGTCGTATCTACGCTATATAGAACAAAGGATAAAAGAGGTGAAGCGAGAATGATGGAAGTGTCACTGTACATAGAGGTATCCAGCAAACGAATCAAACCCGGGAAAGCCAGCTTTTGTTATGTACTGGAATATGTCTCGCCTGCAGGTAATACTTACACCAGGTCAGAGATCGGATGTATGGAAGCTTCCGGAAAACGTCTGGTACTGTCAGCGGTGATCCGGGCACTGGGACACCTTAAACCTGGATGCAGTGTAGTGATCCACACAGATCTGCGTTATCTTGAGTCTGCCCTAATGCTTGGATGGTTGCAGGAATGGAAAACAGACGGATGGACAAGGTCTGATGGAAAAGAGATCAAAAATCGAGACCTGTGGGAGCAGATTGAGCAGCAGACGAAAATTCATAACCTGCAGGTGAAATATACATGTAAAAGTCCGTATACTGCCTGGATGCAAAATGAAATGAAAAAGACAAATCTTGAAATAGGGCAATACAAAGAAATCAAAGGACAGTAAAAGCCTGTCCGTAAGATAAAAATCAACGTTTGTGAGCATGGAGGAGAAAAAGAAACATGAATAAAGTTATTTTAATGGGGAGGTTGACCAGAGATCCGGACATCCGGTACACACAGCCGAACTCTGCACAGGAGCAGACCTGCATTGCACGTTATTCACTGGCGGTAGACCGTAGATTTCGCCGTGATGGTGACAGCCAGACTGCAGATTTTATCAGCTGTGTAGCATTTGGCCGTCAGGCAGAATTTGCAGAAAAATATTTGCGCAAAGGAACAAAGATTGCCCTCACAGGACGTATTCAGACTGGAAGTTATATCAATCGTGATAGACAGAAGGTATATACCACGGATGTAGTGGTGGAAGAGCAGGAATTTGCCGAAAGTAAGGCAGCAGGACAGACCGCACAGCAGAATCCGGCACCGATGGCCAGGGAGGATGGCTTCATGGAAATCCCGGACGGGCTGGAAGAGGAGCTGCCGTTTAGTTAATGAGTAAAAGCATCGTACAGAGGGAGAAAGAGTGCTATATCTGCAGATATCTGGCTGGCGAACAGGGATATTACGGAGAACTGCCATCTACAGGATTGCACAGACACCACATCATGTTCGGAACTGCGAATCGTAAGAAATCAGAGCATTATGGCCTATGGGTGTATCTATGTGTGGCACACCATGAATATGGACCAGATGCAGTTCATTCTAACCGAGACGTCCGAATCTTCCTGTGCCAGATCGGGCAGCAGGTATTCGAACAGAAATATTCCCATGAAAAGTACATGCAGGAGTTCGGCCGGGATTGGATGTGTGAAAAACCAACTGGTAAATGGAAACAGGAGAAAACAGAGCACAAAGAGGGCAGTATAGAGTTCCTTGATATTGATTTGGGAGAACTGCCATTTTGAGAAAGGGAGAACACGATGTTTAAAGAAGGACAGCGATACAAATTTTATGAAATCGGAGCATGGGGATCAAAAGAAAGAAAGTGGGTGAATGCAGTAGTTGAGCATATTCCGGAACACAAACGGTTTGTGCGGTTCCGGATGCATTTCATAAATTGCTTCGGGGAACATACAAACTATGTAGAATCATTCTCGATGAACGAACTGGAGCAACTTCAAAGAAAAGGAGAATTGGTGCAGAAATGATCAGATACGGTTTATCAATAAATGGAAAGGAACTGCTCAGTGGAATCGATATAAGAGAATTACAGGAACTATTGATGCTGGATGCCAGTGTCATAAAGGCAGCAGCCGCACAGGGATTACCAATTCAGCCGAAGCTTATGCTGGAAAGGATTGAAATGGAAAGTGATACGGATGCATTTATCAGAAAATACGGAAGAACGATTTACGAAGAGTGGAGCGAATTAAACAGGAGGTATGCAACATGGAAATGACTTTAATATCAGCGGATCAGATCTATTCACATCCGGATAATCCAAGAAAAGACCTTGGGGATATATCGGAGTTAACAGAATCAATTAAAAAGCAAGGTGTGTTGCAGAACCTTACGGTAATCCCGGGACACTGGATGGAATTTGAAGAATATAACCAGACAATCAACGAGTATCTGGAAAATCCAACAGAAGAGAACTTACAGAAAGTAGATTCTAAATTTTCCCCGGAAGGGTACACACTGCTGATCGGTCACAGACGGTTTGCAGCGGGCAAGGCAGCAGGACTTACAGAATTTCCATGTAAGATTGCAAAAGGATTAACCCATAGAGAGCAGGTCGGAATCATGCTGGAAGAAAATATGCAGAGAAATGACCTGTCTATCATGGAGCAGGCCCAGGGCTTTCAGATGATGCTTGATCTTGGCGATACGGAAGCTCAGATAGCTGAAAGAACCGGGTTTTCCAGGACAACAGTTCGGCACAGACTGCAGATTGCCAAACTGGATCAGAGCATTCTCAAAGAAAAGCAGGAAAGTGACAGCTTCCAGTTATCATTGAAAGATTTGTACGCTTTGGAACAGGTAGAAGATGTCCGGGAAAGAGACAAGATTTTAAAAGAGTCCAGCAATTCAAGTCAGCTGATCTGGAAAGTCAGCGAGTCGGTTAGAATTACAAATCGAAATAAAAGTGAGAAGAAATTAATAGCAATGCTGGAATCCAGAGGAGTGCAGAAAGCACCAAAGAAAGCCGAAAACGAGTACTATTCCGGAAAATGGGAAAGGGTGCGGGCGTATGGTCTTGATGATGAACTCCCACAAAAATTAAAACTGCCACAGAATGTGGAAAATTTATATTACCTGCGGATATATAGCAGCATATATGTCCTGAAAAAAGTACCGCAGAAGAAGGAAACCGAACAGGAGCGAAAAACGAAAGAGAGGGATCACAATAGAAAAGAAATCAAAGGCATTAATAAGGCATTATATAAGCGCATAAAAGATTTTGTGCGGGATATTACAGATGGAAAAATCTGTGTGAAAGATGATTCAGTTATTTTGGAAACAATCTGGAATCTTATGTTCGAGCTAGGCGCCTGTGTATATAAATCTGCTATATATGATTTCTATTGTGGAAAGTCACAGTATGAGTGTACAGATGAAGAACTGAATATGGCAGCAGAATATTTTGATAAACTGAGTACGCAAAAACAGATGCTGATTTACCTGTGGAATGGAACAGATTCATGCTTAGAGACTGCAGACTGGAGAGGACAGTACAACGAAGAAAAAGGCGGGAAACTTTTGCATGTATGCCAGTTTATGGAACAATATGGTTTTACATTGACGGAACAGGAATGGGAAGTAGCAGAAGGCAGATCAGATTTATATGAATTGCCGGAGGAATAACAGGGGGGACTAGCATGGAGGAAGACTACGGAAAAGAAGTAAGAGAATTTTACAATGTCTATCTGCCATTACAGAGAAGATACAATCTGCAGATGTATGCACATTTCAGTATATGGGAAGATGGGTGGATAAAGATATATAAAAAGACAGGCCGGCAGCAGAAACTGATCATAAAAACAGAGAGTGAATCAGATGCAGCATGTTACCGGATGGCAAGAGAACAGTTGAATAGTTGGGAGACAGCTCAGTTAAAAGAAGAAAAACAGGCAGGATAAGGAGAAAAGAGCAATGCATAAAAACAATATGGCTAAAATAACAGGAACAGTAATCACAGAACCACAGTATGATCATGAAACTGCAGGAGCATTATTTTACAGAACAATCCTAGCGACAAACCGCAAAAGCGGATACGCAGATGAAATTCCAGTAATTTTCCGAAAAGGAATGGTGGATGAAAACAAAATCTATTACGGAGCAAATATTTCGGTAGAAGGAAGCTTTTGCTCCGTAAACATGCCGGCTGGAGAAAAGCGAAAATTAATACTTTTTCTTTTTGCAGAACAGATCAGTGATGCTGCGCAGGAAGATGATAATTATATTTTCTTACATGGATTTAGCTGTAAAGAACCGGTTTACCGGGAAACACCGAGTGGACGCCAGATCACAGATCTTCTAGTGGCAGTGAACAGACCAGGTGGAAAAAGTGACTATATCCCTTGCATCTGCTGGGCTGGCAATGCACGGTATGCCAAAAATCTGGCAGTTGGCAGCAGGATTGAACTGACCGGAAGAATCCAGAGCCGGGAATATGTAAAAAAACTGGATGAAGAGCAGCAGGAGACCAGGGTACTTACGAAGTATCTGCAAGCAGAATCTACATGATAGAGGAAGGCGAGTGAAAATAAATGAAGCAATGCGACAGTATCAAGGAATGGATAGATATCAATGACAGACTTCCAGATCCGGAAGAATACGTGCTGGTGTCGTTTGAAAATTTTACACTTCCGGATATCGGAAGATATGAAACAGACAGTGATGGATCCGGAGCATTTTATCCGGGAGATGATGATGCAAGCTATGCATCACTTGGAATATTTGTAAATGCCTGGATGCCACTGCCGGAAGTATACAGGAGAGAGGAGTAATCATGCGAACAATAGTGGAGACGTCAAAAGGGTATGTGTTGATAGACACCTGCGATACAGCAGATCACGGTTTAGAGACGATGGTATTTCAGTGTACGGAAGATGGAGAGGTGCAAAGCTTGAGTGATCTGGATGCCAGACGATATGCAACAATTCCAGAAGCAATGAAAGGGCACTGGAACATGGTAGAAAAGTGGAGGAACAAATGATTATCAAATCTGTAAAATTAGAGAACTGGGCGAAGGACCAGAAGCGTGTAACGATTGGAAGAATCAGAAAAGAGTTTAACGTCAGCGAAGAAGTGGCGCAGGATTATTACAATTATCTAAAGAGCACAGGCATTGTTGGCAGAATGGGGTATGTGAAAGATGCCAAGTAAAGTAGTAAGTTATGAATGCTGTATATGCAAATGCCGATATACAGACTGGGAAGAAGCAAAGGAATGCGAAAAGATACATAAAATACCAGTTCTTGTTGCGGATCCAATCTATAAAAAATCTCCGTGTAAACGTGTAAGAGAGTATCCAGAAGCAGTGCTTGTAACTTTTAATGACGATGAAGTACTACCGTATTACAGAAGATAATGAGGTGGAATATGAAAAAGACTGATGAACAGCTGCAGCAGAAAGTAGCAGAGATCCGGCGGTTTATAAGCGGGGATTCCAGAGATGTGGCAATGAAGCCAATTCTAAAAACAGGAAAATCCATTATACATTGCAATAAAGGCAACCAACCGCATGAGTGGAAGTTTGAGAAATGGCAGGACTGGTGTTGTCCTGTGTGCGGATGGTTTGTAGGGCAAAGATACAATGCAACGCAGGATAAGCATCACGATCAGAGAAAATGTAATTATTGCAATGAGTGTGGTCAGAAATTGGATTGGAGTGATGTGAAATGAGATTAATTGATGCCGATGCTTTGATCTCAAAAATTTGGGAACTGCATAAAAAGACAGAGGAATCATATGACCTGTGCGTTGATGAGTTGAAAGAAGTGTATTGCGGTATTGTATCGATTATAGATTGAACAGCCGACAGCTTATGATACAGAGTGGTGGATTTCTGCCGATGATAGAGTACCGGAATCATCCGGCACTTACATAGTATGTTGCAAAGAACAGAAGCTGAAACATGTAACATTTGCAAAATTCTATAAAAAGCTAGGATACTGGGAATTAAAAGGCAGCAGGACATTCTGGAAAGTTACGCATTGGATGCCTTTGCCAGATGCACCAACTAATACACCAAATGATACATCAACTAAACAGTTGTACAAAGAGTTGAACTATTGTGACATTACTTGATTACCTTGCATCCATGGGTGGCAATCCTGAATGGAGCCTGTCATATCTTAGATGGCAGCAGCTAAGAGGTGAAATACAGATAAGTGGCAGCAGGGCAGAGCTGCAAGAGAATAAGGGAGGCGATGCCGTTGGAGAAGATGACAAAGGAAAGACTGAAAGCGTATCGGAGTAATAAAGCGGAGATATTGGAACTGGATTATACTCTGCAGAACCGCTGGAAGTCAGATACGATGATCGGGAATGATGTGATTTTTGATTACAGCAAAGGTTATCCGATGCCGCAGTGTGTGGTTGGGTTTGACCAGGAGAAGTACGAGCGGTTGCAGGACCGTGATCTGAAGCGGAAGAAAGCTCTGGAGCAGGAGTGTAAGGAAGTAGAGCAGTTCGTGGATGCGATACCGGACAGTCTGGCACACCGCATCTTCCGGAAACTGTTTATCGATGGCAGAAAGCCGGTGACCCAGGAGCAGGTTGCCAAGAGTGTACATCTGGATCGGAGCAGTATAAGCAAAATAGTTGACCGGTATTTGAAAGATTCACACAATTCACAAAATGCACAGTTATAATAATACTTGAGCCAAAGGCGGAAACCGGCGGCTCGATTTCTCCCCTATGAGAATAAACCTACTTAAAAGGCATTCGGAAACGGATGTCTTTTTCATTTGCATAATAGTTCGAAATGGAATATTATAAAAATAGGTTTATTTATCTACAAGGGAGGAAAAACGCATGGCATTTGAAAATGGAACCAATATGTATGATTATTGTTGGAGGTTATTTGAAAAATATAAAGAGGATAAAAATATATTTTTAAAAGCATTACAGGTTATTTCAATATTCCAGCAAAGAAAGGATTATCCTTATTGTACAATGGAATTATCTAATGCTTGTGAAAAAATTTTAGGGTACAATTTGGATGAATTGACAGAGGGATTATGGAAATATTGTGTTCGTTTATCAGACCAGATGGAATGGGATCCGGAAAATACAATAGAAGATGAAAAACATGTAAATGGAAATTTGTTGGAAGGCATGTCTAAAGAAGATGGGAAAAGATTAGCTGATGATTTTAAAAATGAGATGGAAGTATTTTTTATTACACTTTCACCATTGTTCGAAAGTTTATTCGATGGAGAAGCAGAATTTTCTGGAATAGATAAAATTGCAAAAAAGCAAACCTATGGCGATAAGAAGACTATTCGTTTTATTCGGAAAGACGGAGAAACATTTGATTTTTCTGCAAATGACAGAGAAATAGATTCTATCATAGACGTACTCACACATATGAAATCGTGAGGTGCATAAAATGAATAGTAGTGAAATCTGTAGTATAAGCGATTATCGTGATAAAAAAGGTGGGTTATCAAAAAGTCATGGTATAGTTCAAAAAGTAGTAAAGGATCAGAAAATGGACGATTTATTAAAAACTTATATTGAAAAAGTGGATAAAGACCAAATGGCTTTGCGTGAAGAAATGCGTGAACGTGAGCAACGAACGGAAAAAAGGATTGACGATTCTGAGCATCGAATGGAAGCAAAAATAAGCCGAATAGAAGAGATGATAAATTCTCAAAATGAGAAAATGGATACTTTAAAGGAAACCATTAATGTAAAAATGGAGGAGGAGAAAAAATATCGACATTCTAATACAATTGCAATTATAAGTGGTGTAGTTGCAACTGTATTGGCAATGGTTGGAATATATTATGCAACCATATCTACAATTACAAGTATTATGGGATTAGTTAAGTAAAGGAAAAGAAGATAATATTAGGAGATTAGTAAGTGATTTTGAAAGAAAACTTATGGCATAATGTTATGCAAATAGTTTTAAAACTAGTAAACGTATGCTGGCAATATATAGTAGGAATGCCATTGAAGGGAAAAATAGCCCTGACAATATATATTGTCATTGTAGTAACATTAATTTTTGATGCAAAAAGGAAGTCTGTAGAAACATTTATTTGGCATCCTCGAAAAAAAGATTATAAGGATTTAAAAATATATTGCTTGCAAACCATAGGAGTGAATGAAGACGTTTTGTTGATAAAATCAAAACATAATTTATATCATATTAAAATATATGAAGGGTTGGTGATTAAAGGGCGTAGAATCATAGCAGAGAATAAGAAAACGACAGAATTAATAAAAATTTTGACACCAGGAGAAGGCCTTATGCTTGACTTGGCTATACCAGAGGGAATGCCACAAGTAAAGATTACTTTTGAGAATGAAGCATATATGAAATCAGAATTGATTATTCATTATGATGGTAGGATAGGGAATGAGGTTGAAGTATGCACTTATAGATTGACATTGAAATCGATATTATATTTTGCAACACTTGGCTTGGTTAGATATAGGGAAAAATAGTTATTGGCACCCTTTACGGGGTGCTTTTCTTTATGCAACAAAACCGACGAATGAGAGGTGAAGGTACATGGCAAGAGCACCAGATCCGCGAATCGAAAAGGCAAAAGTCATGTATCTGGAAGGTGTGAAATTAGTTGAGATTGCAAGTCAACTAAATTTACCGGAAGGGACGGTTCGGCGATGGAAGTGTACTCATAAATGGGATAGCGAACGTTCGGATAAGAAAAGCGAGCGTTCGAATAGAAAGAAAGGCGGGCAGCCTGGTAACAAAAATGGAAAAGGTGGTCCGCCGGGAAATAAAAAGGCAGAGAAGCACGGATTCTTTTCAAAATATCTTCCGGAAGAAACACTATCCATTATTCAGGAGATGCCGGAGAATCCATTGGATGTCCTCTGGGATCAGATTCAGATTGCTTATGCTGCTATTATCAGGGCGCAGCAGATCATGTATGTGCGTGATCAGGAAGATGTGACAACAACAAAGATAGCAGAAAGCGAAGGAAATGTATGCTCTGAGAAATGGGAAGTGCAGCAGGCCTGGGATAAACAAGCAAATTTTTTATCTGCTCAGGCCAGAGCGCAGAAAACTCTGGAGGGAATGATCAACCGGTACGAGGATCTATTACATAAGAACTGGGATATGGCAACCGAGGAGCAGAAAGCAAGAGTTGAACAGATTACTGCAAAGACAGAACTACTCAAAGCAAAAGCGCAGCTTGATGATGATACAGAAGTAGTAGACGATGGATTCCTTGAAGCATTAAAGGGAACAGCGGCAGAGGATTGGTCAGATGCGGAAGATTAAACAGTTTTTCAAATTCCAGCCATTTTCCAAGAAGCAACGTAAAGTACTGAACTGGTGGACGGAGGATTCACCGGTAAAGGATTCTGATGGCATTATAGCAGACGGAGCGATCAGATCCGGTAAAACAGTGAGTATGTCGTTATCATTTGTGCTGTGGGCGATGTGCAGCTTTAACGGCCAGAATTTTGCTATGTGCGGAAAAACAATCGGTTCGTTCCGTAGAAATGTATTGTTTTGGCTAAAATTGATGCTTCGTTCTAGAGGATATCGCGTAATGGATCACCGAGCAGATAATCTAGTGGTTATCTCAAGGGGCAGTGTAGAAAATTATTTTTATATATTTGGTGGAAAAGATGAACGATCACAGGATCTCATCCAGGGAATTACTCTGGCTGGGGTCTTTTTTGATGAAGTGGCATTGATGCCGGAGTCATTTGTGAATCAGGCGACTGGTCGATGCTCTGTGGATGGATCCAAGTATTGGTTCAACTGCAATCCAGATGGTCCATATCACTGGTTCAAACAGAACTGGATAGATAAACGTAAAGAAAAGCATCTATTGTATCTGCATTTTACAATGGATGACAACTTGAGCCTGTCAGAAAAGGTGAAAGCCAGATACCGCAGCATGTACACCGGGGTATTTTACAGACGTTATATTCTTGGACTGTGGGCGATGGCTGAGGGCATCATCTATGACATGTTCATTGAAGAACGTCATGTGGCAGATCCGGAAACATTCAGTGATTCATTACTTGATGGCAACAGATATGTCAGCTGTGATTACGGTACCCAAAATGCAACGGTGTTTCTACTTTGGAATCAGGGAACAGACGGTATCTGGTATTGTACACGGGAATATTACTATTCCGGACGTGAAGAAGGTCAGCAGAAGACCGATGCAGAATACGCAGATGATCTGGAAAGCTGGCTGTCTGGGACAGATATCAATGCTGTGATCGTAGATCCGGCAGCAGCATCATTTATTGCTGAATTAACAAAACGCGGCTACAGGGTAATAAAAGCCAAGAATGATGTGGCAGATGGTATCCGTTTGGTAGCAACAAAACTGAACTTGCTGAAAATAGTATTTTCAAACATTTGTCAGAACACGATCAAAGAATTTGCTTCTTATATTTGGGATGCAAAGGCAGCAGAACACGGTGAGGACAAGCCGGTGAAACAGTATGATCATGCCATGGATGCAGTGAGATATTTTGTATATACAATCCTGGGTGAACGTCCACGGTTGAATCGAAAGATAAAAGGAGGCATATAGCGTGAGATATAGATTGGCAGCAGAAAAAAGGCTGACAGATGATAAATTGATGGAATTTATCCGAAAACACGATGCAGAATGCGCATTCCGATTGCAGAAGCTTTGGGATGCATACATGACAGATTATCCGATTTTTCACGAAAAGGAAAAACCTGCGTGGAAGCCGGACAACCGAATTGCTGTCAATTTTGCAAAATACATCGTCGATACGATGAACGGATTTTTCCTTGGAAACCCTATCAAGATTTCGGTGGATGGAGAAGCAGACAATATAAAAAAATATGTGGAATTTCTTGACCAGTACAATGATCAGGATGATAACAACGCGGAATTGTCAAAATTATGCAGCATATTTGGAAATGGATATGAAATGTATTATGTGGATCCGATCGGAAACGTTGGCATTACATATCTCTCCCCTATAGATGGATTTATGATCTATGATGATTCGGTATTGCAGCGCGAACGGTATTTCGTGAGACTGTATATCGATGATGATCAGGTATTGCATGGAAGTGTAGCAGATGATGAGAATGTACGATGGTTTACCATAAAAGGAAAACTTGTGTGGGATGAGGATGAAAAGAAGCATGGGTTTGAGGGAGTGCCAGCGACAGAGTATGTAGAAAACCGGGAGCGGATAGGAATCTTCGAACCAGTCTTGACCATGATCAATGCTTACAACAAGGCAATCAGTGAAAAAGCCAATGATGTGGACTATTTTGCAGATGCCTATTTGAAAGTTTTGGGAGCGTATCTTGATAAGGATGATGTAAAGTCTATCAGGGATGACAGGATCATCAATTTTGATGGAGAGGCTGACAAGTTGAATGTGGATTTCCTGCAGAAGCCGGATGGCGATACGACACAGGAGCATCTGATTGACCGACTGGAAAAACTGATTTTCCATATCAGTATGGTTGCTAATATTTCAGATGAAAATTTCGGGACAAGTTCCGGGATTGCCATGAAATACAAGTTGCAGGCGATGCACAATCTTGAGAAGACAAAAGAGCGAAAATTTACTTCTGGAATGAACCGGCGCTATCGTCTGATCTTTTCAAATCCAGTTTCCGGTATGAAAAATGAAGACTGGGTGAAGTTACATTACAAATTCACACCGAATATTCCGGCGAATGTGCTGGAAGAGACGGAGATTGCCGGCAATCTAGATGGAATTGTATCACAGGAAACTCAGCTTGGTACATTGTCTATTGTGGATAATGTGCAGGCGGAGATAGATAAGCTTGAGGAAGAGCAGAAAAAGAATCAGGATGATGCTATTATGAGAGGATTGTTCGGAGGTGCAGCAGGTGACATCACAGGAGTATTGGAAAAAGAGGGAGTCGGCTCAGCGAAAGCATAACATCACTGAGGAGAAGGAATATCAAAAACGCATTCAGAAAATCTTCCAAAACATGCAGGATGAGATCACGAAAGAAATCAACGGCTTTTATGTGAAGTATGCCAGAAAAGAGGGAATCACTTTGGCAGAAGCAAAAAAGAAAGTGTCTCAGCTTGATATTGAAGAGTATGCACGAAAAGCTGCAAAGTATGTGAAGGAGAAAGATTTTTCCAAGCAGGCAAATGAGGAGATGCGCCTGTACAATGCCACAATGAAAATAAACCGATTGGAACTGCTGAAAGCAAACATTGGTCTGGAAATGGTATCTGGATTTGATGAACTTCAGCAGTTTTTTGATGAAACGCTTACAAAGCGGGCAATGGATGAGTTTCAGCGGCAGGCTGGAATACTTGGAGTAACGATTCAGGATAATGCAAAAGCAGCAGATGCGCTTGTAAATGCATCATTTCAGAATGCTACATTTTCGGACCGTGTCTGGATGTATCAGGACATGTTGAAAGCAGAATTGGCAAACTTGTTGCAGACAGGATTGATCAGAGGTCAGCATCCAAGGAAACTTGCTACCCATTTGAAAAAACGGTTTGGTGTCAGTCAATACAATGCAGAAAGATTAATGATCACGGAGTTAGCCAGAGTGCAGACGGAAGCACAAAAGCTGGCGTTTGAAAGAACTGATTATGAAGAATATCAGTTTCATGCACTTGGAACTGCCTGCGGTGCCTGCCGTGCGCTGGATCAGAAACATTTTCTGGTAAAAGATATGATGCCGGGAGAGAATGCACCGCCGATGCATCCGCATTGCCGATGTTCTACAAGTGCTTACATGGATAGATCGGCATTTGATAAGTGGCTGGAAGAACAGAAAAGTAGACTTACGTTAAATGAAAAGGCAGCAGTTGTACGATATATAAGTCCGGATTCATATTCACTCAATGATAAGTTGCGAAGAAACGCCAATTCAGAATTGACAGATATTGAAAGAGAATGGATCAAGAATCTGGATGCGGCACTTGAAAAACTACCAAGTTACAAAGGAAATTTAAATCGTTCCGTAACATTTTTATTTGAAGAGGATGTACAGAAATACTTTGATGAATTTGAGGTAGGAAAAGAGTATATTCCAAAACAATACTTGTCAACGACCAAAAGAGATGTATATAATGAGGATGCACAGGTACAGATTTATATCCAAAATGCGAAAAATGGGAAAGATTTTAGAGGGCTAAATGATATGGAAAATGAAGTGCTTTATCCATACATGACAAAATTTAAGGTAATTAACAAAATCAAAGAGGATGAAAGATTTTACATACTTTTGGAGGAATTGGAATAATGGCATTAACAGCACGAGAGTGGTTGTTGCTTTCAGAGGATGAGCAACAGCGTAGAAAAAATGAATTATCCCCTCATGAATGTTACTTACTGCGGACAAATCTGGAGTATATACATTTTTCAGAAGAGGAAAAGAAAAATATGTCACCTGAGAAAAGGGAGGCATTTCTTCATCCAAAAGAGCGTACAGAGGAAGAAAAAGAAGCATTCAATCAGAAATGTAAGGAAATTTTTAAGCGCATGTCAGAAGAGGCAAAACACAGATCATAGATACCACTGATCAGAAATGACCGGTGGTATTTTTATACTCATTTTTAAGAAAGGAAGAGGTAAGGAACATGAGATTTGACGAAGCATTTAAAGCAATGAAGCAGGGAAGTAAGGTAAAACTCCCATCTTGGGGTGGTTATTGGTTCTGGTCTAAAGAGAAGCAGACCATTATTATTCACACAAAAGACGGCGAAGAGCTGGATATCAGAGAGACACAAATTCCAGATTATACGTTTGGAAATATCTGCTCTGATGAGTGGGTGCTGGCAGATGGAGAGAATTGTCCTGAACTTGGAGGCGAAGCTACGTTTTCATTCGGAGAAGCTGTTAAGTATTTGAAACGAGGAATGAAAGTGACACGTAAAGGTTGGAATGGAAAGGAACAGTATATCCAACTTGCAACTGAAATTTCATATAAAACAGCAGAAGGAAATGTAGTAAATTGTGAACATAATGCTATCGGGAACAAAGCTATCGCTTTTGTCGGAACTTCTGGTGTTCAGATGGGATGGTTAGCGTCACAGGCAGATATGTTGGCAGATGATTGGAAATTTGCAGAGTAGAAAGGTGGCGATCCAGAATATCTCCCACCGGCAGGGAATGACCGGAACGACAGGAGGCGGTGCATTTGATTGAAGTGAACGTCCGTGACGATGGTGTGACAATATCAGGACATGCGGGATATGCGGCATTTGGATATGATATTGTTTGCGCCGGCGCAACGGCATTGGCACAGACATTAATCAAATCTGTGGAAGATCTGACAGAAGATGAAATAAAATACGATATCAGTCCCGGATGGGTTGATATAAAATATGGGAATTTATCAGAAAAATCAAAAACTCTGGTAGATTCCTTTTTCATTGGCATTCAGTTGATTGTTGATGAATTTCCGGAGAATATCCGGATTGTGTAACCGATGTGACCGGAATGTCGTAAAACTATGGTTCGACGCAATGACCTGGGCTTAAATGAATGGGTTGGGGCAGAAAGAGGTAACTTATGAAATTTATGAATATGCATTGGAGAGTTCCAATGAGTAATCTGCAGTTATTTGCAGGCGGTGACGGAGATGACAGCGGATCCGGAGATGGAGACGGTGGTGGAGCTGGCACAGGTTCTGGAGATAACGGCGCATTATCCTTTGATGATTTTTTAAAAGGTGAGGGAAACCAGGCAGAGTTTGACCGCAGAGTACAGAAAGCAGTCAATACAGCAGTGACCAAAGCACAGGAAAAGTGGGAGGCACTGACCAACGATCAGCTGTCAGAAGCGGAAAAACTGGCTAAGATGACAAAAGAGGAAAAGGCACAGTACCAGAATAAGAAACTGGAAAAGGAACTGGCTGATCTGAAACGACAGAATGCAATCACGGAGATGGCAAAGACAGCGCGGAAGATGCTGGCTGACGAAGAAATCAATATCCCGGATGAACTTCTGGGACATCTGGTATCTGAAAATGCAGAGGATACCAAAACAGCCGTTGAAGCCTTTGCGAAGATGTACAAGGCAGCAGTGCAGGCGGCAGTGAAAGATGCACTGAAAGGAAATCCACCAAAGGCAGGAAGTGGTGGAAAAGGAAACATGACAAAAGATCAGATTCTGGCAATCACAAATCCTGCGGAGAGACAGCGTTTGATTGCAGAGAATATGGAGTTATTTCAGTAAAGGAGATACAGAGAATGCATAATATTGAAAAATTAGGACTGCAGGTGTTTGCGGCACCAGCAGGTTTAACAGGACAGGACCAGATTCAGGTAAGAGCCAGAGAGATTGACTTTGTCACATCTTTTGGTAAGAATCTGCAGGCATTACTGGATATTCTGGGAATCACCAGAATGATTCGCAAAGAGAACGGATCCGTATTAAAGACAAAGAAAGTAAAAGGTACCTTACAGTCTGGTGACGTTCCGGAAGGTGATGAGATCCCGTTATCTCAGTACACGGTAGAGGAGCAGAACTTCGATACCATTAAAATCGAGAAATACCGTAAAAGTGTTTCTCTTGAAGCAATCGCAGAGAGAGGCTATGATGCGGCGGTACAGTCCACAGATGAGGAATTTAAATCTGATCTGACCAATGTAGTATCCGACAGATTCTATGCACAGTTAAAAGCGGGTTCCCTTGTTGACCATGAATCTACATGGCAGATGGCTTTTGCGATGGCAATCGGTAAGGTTGTAAATAAGTTTCAGGAAATGAAACGTACAGCAACCGGTGTCGCTGTGTGGGTAAATACTCTGGATGTATACAAGTACCTTGGCGCAGCAGATATCACCGTGCAGACAGCATTTGGCTTTAAATACATGAAAAACTTCATGGGAGCAGATGTTGTGTTTATGACATCGCAGATTCCGGAAGGTGTGGTTATTGCAACTCCACTCAACAACATGGTTGTATATTATGTTGATCCAGGTGATTCTGAGTTTGTAAAAGCTGGTCTGCAGTATACCACAGATCCCACAACCGGATTCATCGGATTCCATGTACAGGGTACTTATGAAAGAGCTATTTCGGACATGTTCGCTATTATGGGGCTGCGTCTGTTTTGCGAATATCTGGATGCGATTGCTTATATTTCTGTTGGTGACTCAGACACTCAGACTCTTGGAACCCTAAATGTGACATCTGCAGCAGGTTCAGAGACAGGTAAAACGAAACTTACCGTAAAAGAGCAGATTATGTCTCCGAAAAACTGCTGGAAGTACAAAGATGCAGCAGCGGCAACTTCTGTGACTTATGGCATGGATGTGAAAGGCTGGTCTAAATGGGATGGTGAATCCGAGATTGTGTCAACAGCAGCTCATCACATTACTTTAGTTGAGTGTGATCAGAACTATAAGGCAGTTCGTTCCGGAGATGTTACCGTTACTGTAAATGCAGGAGCGTAGGAGGCTGCCAATGTATAAAGTAATCAAATATTTTACAGATCTGCATGATGCGGATCATGAGTACCATCCGGGGGATATATTTCCCCGAAAAGGTGTAAAAGTAACAAATGCGAGAATTGAAGAACTTGCCGGAGAGAAAAACAAACAGGGTGTGCCGCTAATCGAGAAAGTGGACGAATCTGCCGGAAAGTAATGAGGTGGAGATATGCTGGAAGGATTGAAGACAGATTTAAAAATCTTGCTTGGAATAAGTGAAGATGATGAATCACAGGACGCTAAGTTACTTTTAATTCTGAAAGCGACCAAAAAGCGTTTGAAATATCTGCTTGGCGGAATAGAACCACCAGAAGAGATGAATTACATTGTCTTGGATGTATCAGTTATTCGATTTAATAAAATCGGATCAGAAGGGCTTTCTTCCCATACTGTAGAGGGAGAGAGCCAGTCCTGGTCCTCAAACGATTTTGCCGGGTATATGGATGACATTCAGGCATATCTGGATAGCCAGAAAGAGGCTACGAAAGGGCGGGTGAAATTCCTGTGAGATACGATACACCGATTTATTTCCAGAAGATCACACCCGGAGAATATAACGATACAACTGGAAACTATGCAGTGGATTCCATAGAGGAAACACTGCGTTATGCATCTGTCATGGATACAGGGATGCAAATGCTGACACTGGTATATGGAAAAATTCGACAGGAAAGTTTGACCATCCATTTGCAAAATCAGTATCAGGATTCATTCGACCGTATCCGGATTGCGGACAAGTTATACCAGGTGGATTCTGTAAGAAATCTGCGGGTAAAGCAATGCATGGTTATAAGTGAGGTGCAGACATGAAGTTGACAATGACGGGAACAAATGAATTAAGAAAAAAACTGCAACAGAATAGTAAGCTGGATGCGGTGAAACGTGTTGTAAAGATGAACGGTGCGGAACTGCAGACTAAGGCACAGCGCAATGCTCCGGTAGATACCGGCACATTGAAACGTAGCATTTCATTGGAACTTCGTGACGGTGGTCTGACGGCAGAAAGCGAAGCAACGGCAGAATATGCACCTTATGTGGAGTGGGGCACCAGATTCATGAATGCACAACCGTTTATGCGCCCTGCTTATTATGCGCAGAAAGAACAGTTTAAGCATGATCTGAGCAAGATTGTAAAGTGAGGGATAAGATGGATCCGCAGCAGGAATTATTCAGTGCACTATTGGTTGAACTGAAAAAAAAGTATAAGGATACGGATACCGGTGTGTATGATACATTTCTGCCGCCGGAAGGAACATCGTATCCGTTTGTATATCTGGGAGATAGTGAACAGAATACAAAAAAGACAAAATCAAACCGGATTGGAAGCTGCCAGCAGATAATCAATGTCTGGCACAGCAATCCAAGACAGCGTGGAACGGTATCGGGGTTGCTGTCTGAAATAACCAGTATTTGTAAAAAGCTGGAACATACCGCGCATTATTCCTGGATGCTGAAAAATGTGACACAGAGGATTGTGCCGGATACAACGACAAAACAGCCACTTCTGCATGGAATATTGGAAGTGGAATTCTGGTTTAGTTAGGAGGAACAAAATGAGAGTAAGAGAATTACAGGGACTGCAGTTATTTGCGGAAGCCGTACAGGGTAAAAAAATCGTGTACTTGTTCCGCATCAAATCAAAAGCTGCAAGCAATGATGCAAAAACGATTGCATTTACAACGGAAAACGGAAGAACCAAGAGTAAAGATGCGGATTCCACCATGACAAAGGATGGACCAATCCGTACACCTGGTACTACGGAGACAGAGATCACCGTATCATCCATCCTTGCCAAAGGGGATGAACTGATCGATGAACTGGAAGATGCAATGGACAATGATGAACTGATGGAAGTATGGGAAGCAAATCTTGCGGAAGCTTCTTCCGGATCTAATAAGTTCAAAGGCATGTATTTCCAGGGATATCTGACCAGTTTTGAGAAGACATCTCCTGCAGATGATTTTGTGGAATTATCACTGACCTTTGGTCTGAATGGCGCGGGAAAACGCGGAGATGTAACCGTGACTGCAGAGCAGCAGGAAGCGGCGGAGTATGTGTTTGCAGATACTCAGAAAACTGGAGCGTAAAAGTTGATATAGGGAGAGCGGCATAGGCTGCTCTCTTTTTTTGAATGAGGAGGAAAATCACATGGTTTTAAATATCAATGGAAACGATTATGAGATTCATTTCGGGATTGGATTTGTAAGAAAACTGGATGAAAAATATTTTGTAACAAGCCAGTCTGGTGTTAAGTTTGGAACTGGTCTGGAAACAAAGGTACCGATGCTTCTGGATAACGATGCAGTAACATTAGCTGAATTTCTGTATGAGGGAACCTGTGCAGAAAAGAAACGTCCGACGTTGAAAGAAGTGGATGCGTACATTGATCAGGTGGACGACATCGATGCTCTGTATGAAGAGGTAATTGATGAGTTAAAAAAGCACAACGCAACGAAGGCGAAGATGGCGCAGATGCAGAAGCTGATGGATGCGGCGAACAAGAAATAACATCTTCACTGGAAACTTACGACAATATTGTCCTGAACAGTCTACGCTATCTTGGAATACATGATTTTACTGAGATTGATCGTATGACAATGTATGAATACTGCGTGCGAATGAAAGCACACAGACTACAGCAGGTAGACCATGAATATATGTTGCATTTACTGGCATGGCAGAGCTGGGATGTGCAGGCCATGAAAAAGCAGGGCAGAAAGCGAGTTCCGGTATATAAAAATTTCAGCCAGTTCTTTGATTACGATGAAAAAGTGGAAGAAGCGATGACGGGAAAACCGGTAAAGCACCATGGAATTGGCAAACGTCTGATGCAGGCGGCAAGAATACAGAAAGAAAGGAGGAAAAAGGATGGAAAGCTATAGTGTACAGGCGGTCTTGAGCGTGGCTGATCAGGGATTTACCACAAAAATGAATGCAGCGGCAAAGTCACTGGATCAGATTGATTCCGGAGCAACACAGTCGAAGAGAAGCCTGATGGATGTTGCCAAAGGCGCAGGTGCTTTTAAAGTGGTGGATATGGCTGTGAATAAGGTGAAATCTTCCGTGGATGGAGCAATCAAACGATTTGATACCTTAAACCAGTATCCGAAAGTTATGCAGCAGATCGGATTCTCTGCGGAAGATGCACAGAAGTCCATGGATCAGTTATCAACCGGAATTGACGGATTGCCGACTTCATTGAATAACATCGTATCTTCTACGCAGGGAATTGCGGTTCTGACCAGAGATCTGGATGGAGCAACAAAAACATCCATTGCATTAAATGATGCGTTCCTGGCATCTGGTGCAGCTACGGCAGACGCGGAACGAGGTCTGACACAGTATGTGCAGATGCTTTCCAAAGGATCCGTTGATCTTCAGTCATGGAGAACTCTGCAGGAGACGATGGGACCAGCATTATATGATGTGGCAGAGGCATTTGGATATGCCGGTGAATCGGCACAGAATGATCTGTATGCAGCATTACAGAGTGGACAAATTACATTTACCCAGTTCAATAATAAGCTGATTGAATTGGACAGCGGTGTAAATGGCTTTGCAGAACGTGCGAGGACAGCCAGTGCCGGTATTGGAACATCTTTCCAGAATCTGAATACAGCAGTGGTTCGTGGAATGGAGAAAGTGATCCGTTCCGCAGACAACAGTTTGACCGAAGCTGGTCTGCCGAATTTCCAGCAACAGTTGGAGACCACAAAGACGGGTGTGAATACTGCATTTACCGTGGCAAGTGAAGCTGTGGGTAAGTTTGTGAAGATTGCGGCTCCTGGAGTAAAGCTGGTGACCAACAATCTGGATACACTGATTCCTGTACTTGGAACGGCAACGGGCGGTTTTGTGGCATACAAAGCGGCAATCGCTATTGATGACAAGGTTAAGCGATTAAATACCGTCTGGAAAGAGGGAAAAGAACGACTGCAGGCAATGCGGAGTGTTATGGATCTCCAGACAGCAGCTGTGAAATCACAGGAAGCAGCCACAATTGCGGCTACACGTGCACATGAATTAAGCACCAAAGCCAGTGTTGTACAGAAAAAGGCAGAGGAAGCACAGACAGTAGCTAAGACACTTGCGACAAAAGCAGCTAAGGCACAGGAAAAAGCAGATATAGCGCAGGCGAAAGCTAGTGCGGCTTCTTCAACTTCAACGGAACTCAGTGCAGAAGCTGCAAAATTAAAGTCAATAGCGGAATCTACGAATGCGGCAGCAACTAAGGCAAGTGAAGACGCAGAAAGAAAAGCGGCTATTGCGGCACAATACCAGGCGCAGGCAAATAAAGCGGCAGCTATGTCTGTCAATGCAGATACGATTGCACAGGAAGCGAATACAGCAGCTGAGACAGCTGGTGCCAGAGCGGCAGAAGTAAGCAATGTGGCGATTGCTGTAAAAACAGCAGCAGTGGGTGTGCTTTCTGGTGAAATCAGTCTGGCAACGGCAGCACAATTAATCTGGAATGCTGCTATGGAAGCGAATCCAATTGGAGCAGTTGTTGCAGCCATTGCAGTATGTGTGGCTGGCATTGTTGCTCTTGTAAAAATCATCAGCAAGCTGAATAAGAAAATGCAGGATGAAAAGAAGCGCCGGGAAGAGCTAGTAGATGCTATCGATGAACATACCGAGGCGATTGATTCCAATAAAAACAGCCGAAAAGAAGAACTTGACGATATCAAAGCGACCACATCTGCAAATAAAAAACTGATTGACCAGATTGTGGAGCTTTCCAAAAAGGAATGCAAAACGGCAGAGGATAAAGCAAAGCTGCAGGGGTTGGTAGAGACATTGAATGGTTCTATGGATGATCTGAATCTTTCCTATAGTGAAGAAAAAGATCAGCTAAATATGACAAGTGAAGCGCTGCAGGAAAAAGCGGATGCTTATGCTCGGTTGGATGAAGCGTCTGTAGCACAGGAAAATCTGACCAATGTTCTGAAGGATCAGGCACAAGTGGAAGCAGATTTGGAAGAAGCAACCAAAGCAAAAACAGATGCGGAGCAGAAATATAAAGAAGCAATCTCCGATGGAACATCATACCGTCAGTATTATAAAACTATGACAGAGATGGGAGATAAGCAGACGGAACTGAAAGAAAAATTGCAGCAGTTGGAATCTGAGGAACAGCAGTACAGCGAAATCGTTGCACAGACACAGGCAGCGGCATCACAGGCTACGTCAGAGAATACACAGCAGCAGAAAATCAGTCTGGAGAGTCTTTCAGAAGTACAGCAGGATACCGTAGACCGTATCACAGATGCTTATCAGACAATGACGGACAGTCTCGGTTCCTTAAATGACAAAATTGAGGAAGATAATGAGACAACATGGTCCAGTGTTCAGAAGAATCAGGCAGATACCATTCAGAAGACACAGGAATTTGCAGATTTGTATTCACAGGCCATCAATGCAGGAGTCAGTGAGAGTTATCTGAACGCAATTGGAGCTACTGGACCGGAAGCATTACCGTTATTGCGTGACATGATGAACAGCGGAGTGGATGAAGTTCTGGCGGCACAGGATCAGTGGGAACAGGCATATGATTCCATCAGTCATACTTTTGTGGATTCCATGCAGTTGTCAGATGAGGATAAGGCAACATTGCGGGATTACATCAAAGGAGAGTCTGGTGTGCTTGGAACTATGGCACAGGCGTTAGATGAAGCAGATTTTACCATGTTTAGTGATGTTGGAACAAATGTGGTTGATGCAGTGACAGATGAAGTGTCAAATAGTCCGAAGCCGGCAATCGCTGGTGGAAATCTTGGTATTAGTCTGTACCAGGGAACGACAGATGCTCTGCAGATCCATTCCCCATCCAGATTGTTTATGCAGGTTGGACAGTATACGGTAGATGGACTGGTAAAAGGCATTGAATCTAAGCAAAACACATTGAATTCTGCCATGACCAAGATCATGAGTAATTTTGGCAAGGCATCTGCAGATGCTGCAAAACGTTCTGTATCAACATTGCCGCAGATTTATACAGTAGCATTCCAGAAAGTAAATGCTGTTACGACTGCAGGTATGCGGAAGAATAAGACCATTATGCAGACAGGCATGAATACAATGGAAAATGCCACAAAGACAGGTTTCAATCACATTCAGTCCACAGCAAATCAGGGAAGCACAGCATTTTCTACAGCTGTGACGAGAGGAATGACTTCTGCAAAAGCGCAGGTTGTCAGCAATATAAATGCAATGGAGCGGACAGTAAATGGTATGGAAAGCAAATTCAGAACCAGTGGTTATTATGCAGCAGTTGGATTAGCAAACGGAATCAATAGTGGTTCAGGAAAGGCTATTGCGGCTGCTAATCGACTGGCAAACACTGTATCGCAGACAATCAATAACGCTCTGAAAATCCATTCTCCATCAAGAGTAACGGAAGAAAGTGGAGAATTCACTACAGAGGGTATGGCTGTTGGTATGCTGAATAAGATCCGGGAAGTACGTGAAGCAGCCAAACGTGTGGCACAAGAAGCAATTCCAACCGGTTATATCAACCGGATGGCGGCATCTGCCAATGCATTTCAGGTAGATACATCCTATTCTTATGCCGGGGACATCAATGCGAGATACTATTTTGAAATCCCGGTTGTAATTGACGGAAAAGAAGCAGCAAAGGCAACAGCTACTTATACGCAAGAAGAACTTGAGAAACGTAATAAGCTGAATAAATATATGCGGGGGTATCGATGATGTATGAATTTATAGACACAACTGAACGGGCTACTGATACCAATTTAGGCGCAGAGTCGTTAAAAATCAATGGTGAGTATATTGAGGATCTGATCCCTGGTTATCTGGCATTGTACACAAACGGCAGAGAGCTTTTGGAATGTGAGATTGCGACACAGGTAATTGGAAACAAGGATGGCGCAGATTATCGCGGAAAGAGATATCCGGCAAGAACAATTACAGTCGGATATCAGCTTTGCACATCGTCTGAAAAAGAATTTCGTGAGGCTTATAACAAATTAAACCGTGTACTGAATGTAGAACAGGCACAGCTTATCTTTGCAGATGAGCTAGATAAGTACTTTGTTGGAACCAAAGTTGGAAATACGGCAGTTTCCACCGGAACAAATTGCGTGACTGGTGAAATTGATTTTTATTGCGCAGATCCGTTTAAGTATTCGCTTGAAGAAAAAGTTTTTACGACTATCAAGAATACGACAACTGGGGCATTGGAAACAACAGTGGTTAATGATGGAGTTCTTCCGGCAGCAATAAGCTATGAAATTATACACAACCACGAAAATGGGTATATCGGAATTGTGAGCGAATATGGAGCGCTCCAGTACGGAAATCCCGGGGAAGTAGATCAGGAGATTAGAAACAAATCAGAAACGCTTCTAAATCTTTCAGGCGGGGATAAGATCATAAAGCAAATTGCCAAGGGAACAGGTGTGTTGACGGATTCAGCTTTTCAAAGAACAGGTAATTTTACATGGCAGGATTATCATGATGGGAAAAATCAAGTTTTTTATCCGATGTTGGCTGCCAACTATGGAAGTGGGAATAACTGGCACGGACCATGTGGTCAGATTACATTGCCGGCAAAGAGTGATGGAGATACTGGAAGTGTAAGTTTCAAAGCCACGGCAAAGATTATGTGGGAACTTCAGTATGCATCAGAGATTGGATGTTTACAGTTTAATATCGGAGATACAGATGGAAAACTTTTGGCATCCATGAATTTGTGTCGAAAATCTGGTGGAAATCTGACAACGAACCTGAAATTAATTACCGGAAACAGTGTAAAAGGTAATCTGAATTTTAATCGAGGTCAGGCAAATGAGTACCATAAAAATAATGGTGGTGGGTATATGTATATTCAAAAAACAGGAGAACTGTTTGAATTTTACTTCGCTGGAAATAAATACCAGTATCGCGTATCGGAATTGGCCGCCAAGAAAGCAGCTTCAATTACTATGTGGCTTGGATATCCGCCGAATAATACATATTCCTTGGATCATGCGATACATTATGCCGGATTTATTGATTTGTCATTCCGGACAGACAGTGTGACTTATTTGCATGACATTCCGAACCGTTATAAAGCCGGAGAGGTTTTAACGGTAGATGGTCCGTCCGCGAAAATGTATATCAACGGAATCCCGAGTTTGAATGATGAAGCTGTGGGATCAAAATATTTTAAAGCTCCACCCGGAGAAACAAAGGTGGAGTTTTATTATTCTGACTTTTCAGATCCAGCACCAACGATCACAGCAAAGATTAGAGAGGCATATTTATAAATGGAAAATGTAAGAATCGCGATTTTGAGCAATATGGATAAGGTATGCGCCTTTATGGATAATGAAGCTGTGGATGGGCTGCATTATTGGGATGATGAATTGCATAGATACCTCAGTGGCTCAACGCATACTTTTTCTTTTAAGGCGGATGCAACGCATGAGGATTCAGTACACCTTACTGTCGGAAACAAAATATCGTTCCGCTATAAAATGAGAGACTACTATTTTAACATTGTGAATTGTGTTCGGGATGAAGATACAGTTGAGATAGAAGCATTCGCTTTAATCTTTGAGTTGCTAAATGAGTATTCTGGAGAATATGCAGCAGCAAAAGCAATGACGTTTGCACAGTACATAGAGGCTTTTGATTATGAAAAAACATTGACGCTTGGAATTAATGAGGTTTCAGATAAATCCATTAAATATGAGTGGACGGGAAGCAACACGATTCTGGCACGGCTTTTTTCTCTGGCAAATGTATTTAGCGCAGAAATTGAAATATTACCACAGTTAAATATGGATTATTCACTGAACTCATTGGTTCTAAATGTATACAGAGAGCATTCTGACCAATATCAGGGAATCGGAGCAAATCGAACTGATAAAATTTTGCGATACGGTGTTGACGTAGAAGGTATCACGAAAACATCAGATGTCACGGAGCTGTATACGTCCATCAAGCCGGTTGGAAAAGACGGACTCACATTAGTCGGAATGTCAAAGGTTGAAGTTGATGAAAATGGTGAACAGGAATATGTACTGCTTAATCATGATGGGATTATACGCGCTGTACAGGCACGTGATTGTTTTCCTTCCAACCTCATGGGAAAGCGTAATGACGGATATATTTTACGTAACTGGAGTTATGAAACCGATAATAAAAATATGCTTTATGGTCAGGCATTGGCGCAGTTAAAAAAGGACTGTGTGCCACAAGTGAATTACGAAGTAAAAGGTTACTTTGATCTTGGTATTGGCGATACAGTAGTGGTTTGCGATGAAGAATTTACACCGGAGCTATATTTAAGCGTCCGAGTGGTAGAACAGTCAATTAGTTTCACAGATCCGTCAAATAACAAAACCACAGTAGGAAATGTTCGGGAGCTTCAATCCGAAATAGATCCTGAGATTTTGGAACGTGTGCATCAACTGGAAACAGCGATGGGAGCGGCAGATAATAAATATGCCACCAAAGACAATTTGGAAAATACGAATAAGAACGTATCAAATGTTGCTGGAAAAGTTTCAAATTTAGAAACTGTTGTCGCTGGAAAAGTAAGTACAGAGGAATTAGATGCGCAGGTTGCCAAACTTGGTTATGTAACGGCTAAGAAAATTGAAACAGAATATGTAAAAGCAGATGAATTTGAAGCAACAGCAGGAAAATTTGGCTATATAAAATCAAAGGATGCTGATATAACCTATGCAAACATTGATTTCTCCAACATTAAAGAAGCAGCGCTTGAAAAGTTATTTTCTGATACAGGAATTATCAAGGATTTAACAATAGAGAGTGGAAAAGTAACTGGTGAGCTGGTAGGAGTCACGATCAAAGGCAGCATAATCGAAGGTGAGACAGTAGCTGCAGACAAACTGGTAATTAAAGGCGAAGATGGACTGTACTACAAACTGAATGTTAATGCACTTGGCAAAACTATTGTGGAAGCTGATGAGAAATATCAGAGTGGCTTGGATGGAGCCGTTTTAATCAAAAAATCAATCGTTGCAGAAAAGATAAATGTTGATGATCTTGTGGCTTTTGGAGCAACCATTGGTGGAGTGCATATCGGGGATGATGGAATCTATTCCGGTTCGAAAGCATCTATTGATAACACGACAACAGGTTTTTATCTTGGTAATGATGGTCAGTTTGCTTTCGGAGATGCTGAAAACTATTTGAAACTGTATGAAGATGGCGATAATTGGAAGCTGGCTTTTTCCGGTGAATTGGACGGAGCATCAGGAACATTTTCTGGAAACGTTGAAGCAAAAAGTTTGATCGTTGGGTATTATGATGCACCAGAAGGAGAGGAAGATGTATGGAATAGTTCATATTGGCTTACGGCAAACGACGGAGTGATTAGCATGAATGCACATCTTGGGCGAAATTATGCTAGTGTATCTTGTTCGGCTACAGAATCCGGAATAAGATCTTCAAGTGGTGGCGGAGGGGCTTCAAGCGTTAGCTGCAATGGTGGTGAATTAGAAATAAGCGCGAGTGAAAATTTGCTTTTAAACGGCACCAACTGGGATGAGTTTTCAAACAAGCACCCTTACGATTGGTCAACGTTTGGAACAGAAGACACAAAGAACACATGGATGCCGGTGGTTAATGGCGGCAGGGTATACCATAGAGATGTTGCGGCAACGTTCTCACAAGCAAATTGGTGGTTTCCAGATAGTGCGTTGAGTACGCGTTGGACGTGTTTAAAGTTATCTAACAACATAGCTATTTATTTCGCTAAAGGTGATGCAGTATTTAACGTTAATAAAGCGGCGGCAAAAGGTTACAACTCTGGTGAGCACATATTAACCCTGCCAAGCAAGATTGGAACAATTCTGTATGCCAATTCTTATGTTGAAAACAACAATACTTGGGAAAATGTAGAGCTAAAGATACACAGTATTTCGTCAACGCAGATTAAAAATCATTTTTGGTGTCAAAATGCTTATTCCAACCTGCATCTGTATTGGTATGTTATGTTAGTGGCACAGTTATAAAGGGGAAAATTATGTTAGAAAAATTAAAGAAATTATACAACACTCTTGGAACTATCGAAACCAAAGGAGCGAATACAAAGCGGATGGCAATCTGTCTGACTTATCTTGAGGAGATCATTCAGGAACAGGCAGAGAGTGAGAAAAAATCAGCTGAAACAGAAGCTGTAAAAGGAGAGGAGAAGCATGAATAATATTTCAATTGCCACATTCAAATGCGGCTCAAAATCCTGCGAACTCTACGGACTTTGGCAGTACGATTATGGTCAGGTCTTGCGTATTCAAGACCTTGGACTTCCACCGGCTGTAGAGATTCACTTTTCGCTGACAGAAAAGGGCGGAACATCGGTAACCAGAGTAGGAACTACCAAAGACGGGGTGACAGATGTTGTAATTCCAGATTCATTATTGGAGAATGACGATGCATCACAGGATTACTGGATATATGCATTCGTATACTTAACGGATGATGATTCTGGAAGCACGGAATACAAAATCGCAATGAAAGTAAAATCCCGTCCACGCCCAGAAGCCATTGACCGCCCGGAGGATCAGGAGTTATTCCGTGAAGCGATTGCAGCTGTGAATGAAGCGGCTGATCGGGCAGAGAACGCGGTGAACAATCTGAATGCCGATGTGTCAGAGAAAGTAACCCGTCCAGAGACCGCAGAAGTAGGACAGGCTCTTGTGGTCAAGGAAATTGATGAAGAAGGAAAACCTACCGTATTCGAAGCAGAAGATATCAAAGTACCAACGAAAACTTCTGAATTGGAGAATGACAGCGGTTACCTTACGGAGCATCAGGACATCAGCGGAAAGTTGGATGCCGTGAAACTTCCAGAAGCAATAGACACTGCACTGGCAGAAGCTAAGGAAAGCGGAGCGTTTGATGGTAAAGACGGTGCACCGGGAGAAAAGGGAGAGCCGGGTGAAACCACATACATTGAGAACCCTTATGATGATACAGAGCTGAAATCCGAAATCGCCGCCAAAATCACCGCGCCAGAGAATCCAGCAGTCGGCAAGGTGTTCAAAATCAAGAGTGTTAATGAAGATGGAACATTCATCGGTGAATGGGCTGACGGGGGAGTTGCTAATCTGGATGTGAAGATTGCCGGTAAGAGTATTGTAGAAAACGGGATTGCGGAGATTCCGATTGCATCATCTTCAACTTTTGGGGTTGTAAAATACTTGTCGTCTTTCGGAATTTCAACGAATACAGGAGGCAAAACTGGCTATTTAGCAGTAATGCAGACTTCAAAATTAAACATAGATGGCAGACGTAACGATTATCAGCCAATATCAGCACCAATCTTAGATTACGCTGTAAAAGCCGCCATGTGTGACGGCAAAGGTGCTGCGTGGACTGCTGAGGAACAGGCGGCGGCTAGAGAGAGGATGAATATTGGAAAAATAAGATGGCAACATATTACGTCAATTATTTTATCAGAAGAAACAAACACAATAGTAGTAAGTTCAGATGAATCAGGTGTGCCAATAAAAGAATATGCGCCAATAGCTATTAAGTTATTGATATATATACCTGCTGATTCCACACAAAAAACCACCAACGGAGATTTATGGATGTATCCGAGTGCTGAGCGTATGGAAAATCCGTTAAGAGTAATAGCGACAATTTCTGGATGGAAAACGATAGAGAGAAATATTGTGCAAATGTTTATTGGAGATAAAAATAGTTTGGCCAGTGTAGGACCTGGAACTGGTATGCTTTATAGTAATAGTGTCGAAGAGTTTGAGGGTATTGATGGATTACGGCTGTATATAAATGACAAAAACAATCATATTCCTGTTGGAACTAAAATTATAGTAGATGTGTTATCCGATCGGGAGGTGATTGTGTGAGAATAGCAGAATACAAACAAACAGGAACACGCACAGAAGAATACACCGTAACCATTCCAGCGGAATATGACAATGAGGGAAATATGACCGTTGAAGAACACGAAGAAGTCCATACCCGTGAAGTGCCTGTGATGGGATTAGTGTATCGTGATATGACAGAGGAAGAGATTGCAGAAATTGAACAGATGCAGTCAGAAGTCCCAGAGCCAGAAGCTACGGCAGAGGACAGAATAGAAGCACAGGTAATGTATACGGCACTGATAACCGATACATTATTGGAAAGTGAGGATGAGTGAAATGTACGAAAAGATTAAAAGATTCTACAGCCTTAAGCTGTACACCCGCAAGCAGGTCAGACAGTTCTGCGATAAGGGTGTGATCACAGCGGAACAGTATGCAGAAATCACGGGTGAAGAATTTTAAAATTATTAGGTAACTTGAGTCGGCACTTTTGTGTCGGCTCTTTTTATAAGCAAAAGTAAGAAAGGAGGATGAAGATACGGAAGCAGTAATTGCAGCAGCGATCACAGGAGCATTTTCAGTGCTTGGGATTGTGATCTCAAACGTAAAAAGCAATAAAAAAATTGGCGATCAGATTGAGCATCAGCTTGATACGGCTCAGGCAGTGACAGATTGCAAAATCGAAGAACTGACAAGGGAAGTGCGGGAGCATAATAATTTTGCAAAACGTGTACCCGTGCTGGAAGAACAGATGCGAGTTGCAAATCATCGAATTGCCGATTTGGAAAAAATCAATAGTAATACTTAAACATATCATATAAAGAAAGGACAGAATAAGTATGAGCAAAAAATGGTTAAAATGCGCGGGAATCCGTGCGGTAAAAACAGCAGCACAGACCGCGGTAGCGATGCTTCCAGTTGCAGCAACTATTAATCAGGTAGACTGGAAAATGGTGATCGGGACAGCAGCATTAGCATTTGTAGCTTCCATGCTGACCTCTCTGGCAGGTATTCCGGAAGCGAAAGATTGTGAGGAGGATGAGGAGTAA